TCCTTGTACACGGTTGTCATAACGCCACCTATGCTAATTTGCATTGTTTCGCGCAAAATCGGAGCCGCCGCCATTTGCGTTAAGTCATTTCTTGTAGTAGCTAAAGCCATTTCATCATAATAAGCGCATGCCTCAATACGCTTATGATTGCACTTATCCCTGTCTGGGCATTTCCGGCACTTCGTTGCCATTCTACTTACAGCACCCATACCCCCACCACCTTATCACTCAACCACTTTCCAGTCCTCTGCCAGCACATCTCTGATTGACGGAACCCACATAGCATGAGAACCATCAACCGTGTTAATCTGCAAATACGGCTCACACCGGAATAAATCGCCCTCATTCATGCCCCATGCGGCGGCGGTCTGCTTATTACACGGAATTCCCTCTGGATAACCCTTCTGATAGACCACGAACAGACCTTTGCCGTTCCAGCCTTTGCGAGTAACACGCTGACCGCGCTTTAATCGAGATACTGCCTCGCCGAATGTAAAGGTTGACACATTAAGTCCGGTAACAGAATCGCCGTCAATAATTTCCCAGTCATCAGCCATCATGTGGCCGATATCAACAAAGATACACTCTGTTTCCATAAACGGAACCTTTGAACCGTCTTTGCAGTACATGACAATCGTGCCGTTCTCTTTACGCCAAAAACCCTTCCATGATGGCCTTTTAATATCTGCGCCCTGTTTCAGTGCCTCATAAGCTTCTTTAAAAAACATACTTTACCTCCACTTTCTTTTATCAACTTTTTGAAATATTCTTGAGTAAGAATGATATTGCGTCCACATGGTGGCAAACCGTTCACTGTATGTGTCGGTACGCAACCTAAACTCAAATCGAAATATTCACAGCTTCTACATTTATCGTTACCTTCATCTACTGGCAACATGATGTTTACCTCCACTACCTCCACAAAAAGAAACGTGTGCTTGCCCACCACCATTCACAGCACACACCCTGCGCCCAGCCGGGGAGGTATCGGCTGGACACGCACCGTCTTGAAAGGAGAGTTTCTGCTTTTATGCTTCTTTATCCGGCTCTTCTACTTCATCCGGGTGCTCTGCTGCCCATTTGTCACACTCCGCCTCAAATGTAGTACCAGGGAATGTTTTCCAGCC